GGCTTTTTCCCGCGACTGTCTGGCAGAGAGCATCATCCGGCTCGAGGATTTGGGATTTGAAATCAATTTCCACGTGCATGACGAGGTGGTGCTGGATGTGCCAATCGGGCACAGCTCCGCGGAAGAAGTTGCCGAGATTATGGGGCAGCCGATCAGCTGGGCTCCGGGGTTGCCGTTAAAGGCAGCAGCGTACGAAGCCGATTATTATCTCAAAGATTAACAAGTTTTTACAAAGGACGGTGACAACGTGGATAAGTTTATCATCGCAACAGGTACCAGCAGGACGACTAAAATCTGGAAAAATACAAGTTACACATGGGAGCAGCTGCTGGATCGGCTGCAAAAAAATACAGTAACGCCAGAAACGCAGGGAGAGTATCGCAATCTACCTAAGGGCAAGCAGGACGCAATCAAGGACGTAGGCGGCTTTGTCGGGGGTAAGCTCAAAGAGGGCAAGCGTAAGGCAGGATATATTGACAAGCGGTATTTGCTGACGCTCGATGCCGACTTTGCCAGTGAGGACTTTATCGATCAACTGTGCTTTTTTGCAGATTACACATGGGCTGTCTACTCTACGCATAAACACACGCCGGAGAAACCCAGATACCGGCTGTTGATTCCGTTATCTCGACCGTGTGATCCTGATGAGTATGAGGCAGTAGCTCGCAAGGTTGCCGAGGATATCGGGATTGATATGTTCGATGATACGACCTACCAACCACACAGGCTGATGTACTGGCCGAGCACCAGTATTGATGGCGAGTACGTGTTCGAGCACAACGAGAGCGCACCGCTTGATGTAGATAATACATTAGCCAGTTATGATGACTGGCATGATGTGGCATCGTGGCCATCATCCTCTCGCACCGCAGAATCGCGTAAGAGGCTCGTAAAAAAGCAGGAGGACCCAACTACCAAGAAGGGTATTATTGGCGCTTTCTGCCGAACGTACAGCGTCGAGGGGGTAATCAATAAGTTTTTATCTGATGTGTATGTACCCTGCGATGTTGAGGATAGATACACATATGCATCCGGGAGTACTGCTGCGGGTTTAGTGGTGTACGAGGATGGCAAATTCGCATACTCAAACCATGCAACCGACCCTTGCGGCGGGATGTTGTGCAACGCGTTTGACCTTGTGAGGATCCATAGATTTGGAGGGCTTGATGATGACGCAGCAGACGGAACACCTACTGTTAAGATGCCATCGTACAAGGCCATGCAGGAATTTGCGGCATCCGATGACGGGGTTAAAAGGCTGCTGCATCAGGAGCGCATGAGTTCTGCAAAAAGTGATTTTGACGGGCTAGTAACGGACAACGATAGCGATTCGGAAAGCGATGATTGGGTACTTGATTTAGAGTTGGATAAGCAGGGAAAAACACAAGCGAGCCTTGATAATTTGGTACTCATTATCCGCAATGACAAAAACCTAAAAAATATCGCTTTTAACCGCCACAGGGACGGGATCGATGCGATTGGCGGGCTGCCATGGAGCCAGATAAAAGACGGCTGGAACGATTCCGACTATGCAGCGCTCAAGGTATATTTGAGCAAAAATTACGGGGTATACAGCCCCGGCAGGACAAAAGATGCCGTAGTAGCGGTGGCTACAGAGCGGGCATATCATCCGATCAAGGAGTATTTGGACAGTCTCCCAGAGTGGGATGGTGTGCAGCGGGTTGATACCCTACTCATTGATTATTTCGGAGCTGAGGACAATATATACACTCGCGCTGCAATCCGTAAAACGATGGTAGCAGCGGTGGCCAGAATCTATCATCCTGGGACTAAGTTTGACAGCGTGCTCATCCTTAGTGGGCCGCAGGGTATCGGTAAGTCTACGTTTTTCTCTAAGCTTGCGGGCGACTGGTTTTCTGATAGTCTCATGATCGCAGACATGAAAGATAAGTCAGGGCCAGAAAAGATGCAAGGGTACTGGATTCTGGAATTGGGAGAGCTGGCGGGGATGCGTAAAGCAGATACGGATACCGTCAAATCGTTTATTTCGAGGGTGGATGACAAGTACAGAGCGAGTTACGGGTTGACCGTGGAAAACCATCCAAGGCAATGCGTAATTGTAGGATCTACCAACGCGGAAAGCGGATTCTTGCGAGATATTACGGGCAACCGCCGATTCTGGCCAGTTAGGGTTTCCGGGGATTCCCCGCGGAAATCATGGCAGATTACCGATGACGAGGTAGAGCAGATATGGGCGGAGGCCTTGGCATTGTACCGACGAGGGGAAAAGCTATATCTCAATAGTGAGGAAGAAGCAATAGCAACCAGAGAACAGAGAGAAGCAATGGAGACCGACGATAGAGAGGGGCTAGTGCGTGAGTACTTGGATACCCTTTTACCTGAGAATTGGGACAAAATGAGCGTATTTGAGCGCAGGAGCTTTTTGGATGGCGGTGATTTTGGAGCAGAATCGCAGGGGACCGTGCAGCGTGCTACCGTATGCAATATGGAAATCTGGTGTGAATGCTTTGGGAAAGACCAAGCGGCTATGCGTAAAAGCGATTCATACGAGATTAGCGCCATCATGCAGAAGATAGACGGGTGGATAAAAGTAGACAGGGAACACGTACCAATATATGGGAGACAGAGACTATATGCGCGGTCAGTGAGTTAGTGGGCGTTTGGGACAAGCGGGACAAGATTTTAGGCTTGTCCCAGAGCTTGTCCCGTTAAAAAACATTCATTTATAGCGGGTTTAAGGCACTTTTGGGACAAGTGGACAAGAAATTCCCTATAGAGATATTAAAATATAGAATTTATAGAGAATACAATAACCTATAAATCCTATATACGCGAGCGTTATATAGGGATTTTTTGAGCCGGTTGTCCCAGAAAACACCGCAAACGCCTGATATAACAGGGCTGACGGGTGCTGGACAGCTTCGGGACAACCTCTGGACAACCTATCAAAACGGGACAAGATTTCATTATTTTTAGAGTTTTATAGAGATTTATAGAAAATTTTTTAGGAGATGAGATATCAAAATTGCAAGAATCTGGAATAGAAAAATACTTTACCGCCCAAGTAAAGAAATTGGGAGGTTGGGCGATGAAATTTATAAGCCCAGGAGTGTCAGGTGTACCAGATCGAGTTGTGCTTTTACCAAACGGCAGAATCTTTTTTGCAGAATTAAAACGCCCAGGAGGGAAAGCGCGGCCTTTGCAATTAGCGGTACACCGGAAAATAGAAAAATTAGGCTTTGATGTTTATGTTATAGACAGCAAGGAACAGGTCAGGGAGGTGTTAGAAAAATATGGAATTCAAACCGCACAGTTACCAGCAGATGGCGATTGACAAAATCATAGACACGCCCCGAGCAGGATTATTTTTAGATATGGGATTGGGCAAGACTGTGATAACCCTAACGGCTATCGATCAACTCATGAACGATTATTTTGAGGTTAGCAGAGTTTTAGTAATCGCCCCGCTGCGAGTGGCCGAGGACACGTGGAGCCGTGAGAGCCAAAAGTGGGATCACTTAAAGCATCTCCGGATCTCTAAGGTCCTAGGGTCAGCGAGTAACCGGCGCAAGGCACTGGCTAAAGACGCGGATATCTATGTTATCAATCGGGAAAATGTGGTGTGGTTGACCGATGAGCTGTCGCAAGTCGGAGATGGATGGGGGTTTGATATGGTGGTCATCGATGAGCTATCCAGCTTTAAGTCACATGCAGCAAAACGCTTTAAGGCGTTACGCAAGTACATTACTCGCAGCAGTCGAGTAGTTGGCCTTACAGGTACACCAGCACCCAACGGACTGATCGACCTATGGAGCCAGATCTATTTACTAGATGGCGGAGAGCGATTAGGCACAACGATCTCGGGATTTCGCAGCCGGTACTTTATCCCCAACCAGCGCAATCAGCATATGATTTATAACTACAAGCCCAGAGAAGAGGCAGAGCAAGCAATCAACGCTAAAATCTCAGACATTTGCATCAGCATGAGAGCAGAGGATTGGCTGGACATGCCTGAGCGCATCGACAACGTGCAGCGTGTTAAGCTGAGCGATGATGAGATGGATCGGTACAACCAATTCGAGCGTGACTGTTATTTGGACTTTTTAGAGGGCGAAGTGACAGCGGCATCGGCGGCAGCGTTATCTAACAAACTCTTGCAATACTCAAACGGGGCAATGTACTTAGCAGATGGCGGATACGTGGAGACCAGCAACGCCAAGCTCGACGTATTGGACGAGATTATAGAGCTGTCAAACGGTAAGCCAATATTGTGCTTTTACTCATACAAGCACGATCTGGAGCGGATACAAAAACGATTCAAATTTGCAAAAAAATTAGGTGGATCCGAAGACATCGAAAAATGGAATAATGGAGAAATACCATTGCTGCTAGCCCATCCAGCAGGAGCCGGGCATGGATTAAACCTGCAGGCGGGTGGTAATATCATCGTTTGGTTTGGCCTTACGTGGAGCCTCGAGCTTTACCAACAGGCCAACGCCAGACTATACCGACAAGGGCAGGAAAACGCCGTAATCATCCACCATCTCATTACAGAGGGCACAGCGGATGAAAGCGTACTAGCAAGCCTGCAAGGGAAAAAGGACGTACAGGATGAGTTATTGGATTCTCTCAAAGCAAAATATGGGGATAAGAACAAGCAGTCTATAGGGGTGAGAGCATGACTAAAATATGCGATACTTGTGATAACTACGCACGCAAACATCAATTTTGCTTTTTTACATGCACAAAGGTTGATACGAAAATGCTTAATTATTGCAAAGGGTATAAGCCCATAAAATCGAGCATGAAAGGGCGTGGTAAGTCATGCAAAAGCTATACTGTATAATCTTTGCAAAACAAGCCTGCCAATCGGGAATGGGGGCACACGCATTAGTACCATGCTGCCGGACTTGCGAAAAATATGATACTTGCGAAAGCAGATGCAACAACAGCATCTACAAATGCGGGTGGGCAAGGAGGTTGAGCCAAATATGATAAAAGACTTACTGCGCCAGTACAGACCGCTTAACCATGAGATTAACATGATCCAAGAGCAGATCAATCGTCTGTCTTATGAGTGCGTGGTAGTCTCATCGAGTGACACGGAGTTTCCATACTGCCCCGGCGTTGTTAAGGTTGGAGGGTATCCGGACGAAGCAGACCAAAAACGACGCAGAGAGCTGGAGCAGCAGAAGGAGCGGCGGCAAAAGCAAATTGACCAGATTGATAATTTTATCGACAGCGTGGACGATAGCCTAATCCGGCAGCTACTGGTTTACCGTTACAAGGACGGCTTAAGATGGCATGAGATTGCCGCAAAATTGGGTTGCGAGTATTCGGAGGACGCGCTGCGAAAAAGTTTAGAAAGATTTTTGAAAAAATGTTAAAAAATTTTGAAAATGTCCACAATGTCCGTTTTTCGTATGGTAAAATTTAAGATGTGGAAAAAGGGCGACAGCCAGCCAAATCTTTTTTTCATCGTCATAAAGATATCTCCTTTCTTAGCAGGAGCCACCATTCCCGGTGGCTCCATTTTCGTACATCGCAGCGTGGCAGAGATGGCTTTGCAAATCCCTGGCGGGGTAGTATTACGCGGGTTCAAATCCCGCCGCTGCGTCATTTTTACATAATCGAGGTGATAGCATTGTCGTTGACACCGAAACAAAAAGCATTTGTTGATGAATATCTGGTAGACCTCAATGCTACCAGAGCATACAGAGCAGTTTATAAGGGCTGTAAATCAGATGGGGCAGCCAGCGTCAATGGTAGTAGACTACTAGCAAACCCTAAGGTTGCGGAGTATTTAGCCAAGCGCCGGAAGGATATGCAGACACGTACAGAGGTAACGCAGGATAGAGTAATCCAAGAGCTGGCAGCAATAGCCTTTTCCGACATCGCGGATTACGCGGGCATGGATATTGTCAACGAGCAACCAGAGGTATTAGTAACTCCTACAAAGTCAATATCGCCCCACAAAAGAGCGGCCATCGCCGGAATCAAGCAAGGGGCAAACGGGATAGAGGTCAAGCTCTACGACAAGCTGGAGGCGTTGGACAAACTGTGCAGACATTTGGGGCTGTTTAACAATAATGATATAGACAACGACGGCGCAGCCGATGATGGTTTTATCGACGCATTGGATGGCAAAATAAGCGAGGTGTGGGCAGATGGCAAACGAGGCGATATTCCACTTTGAGCCTTTTAGCAACAAACAAAAAATGATACTGACGTGGTGGCGGCCATCCTCTCCCGTGAGCCATCTTGATGGCATCATAGCAGACGGGGCTATCCGATCAGGTAAAACCCTATCGATGTCACTATCGTTTGTTATGTGGGCAATGGATAGCTTTAACGGCTACAACTTTGCCATATGCGGCAAGACCATCGGCTCATTGCGTCGTAACGTCATTACAACGCTTAAGCAGATGCTCAGATCAAGAGGATACCGTGTAACCGACAAAAGGGCGGACAACCTGCTAATTATCCGACGCGGGAAAAAAAGCAATATCTTTTATCTCTTTGGTGGCAGAGACGAGAGCAGCCAAGACCTTGTACAGGGCGTTACCCTGGCCGGGGTCTTTTTTGATGAGGTGGTGCTCATGCCGGAATCATTTGTAAACCAGGCAACCGGTCGCTGCTCTGTAGATGGTAGCAAGTTTTGGTTCAACTGCAATCCTGCCAATCCGATGCATTGGTTTAAGGTTAACTGGATCGATGCAGTAAAGGATGACGCTGAGAAGCCCAAGAATCTCCTCTACCTGCACTTTATGATGGATGATAACCTTTCCCTCTCAGAGGACACAAAAAGGCGTTATAAACAAATGTACAGCGGCGTATTTTACAGCAGGTACATATTAGGGCGGTGGGTATCCGCTGATGGCCTGATCTATGATATGTTTGATCAAGACAAAAACCTATACAGACCAGAGCAGCGACCCGTGGCCATGGTGTGGAACAGCCAGAGGACGATCGCCTGTGACTACGGCACAACCAATCCATGCGTCTTTTTGGATATCTACGATGATGGCGGGGTCATACGCGTGGATGGAGAGTACCGCTGGGACAGCCGCAAGGAGATGCGGCAAAAGACCGATGGAGAGTATGCTGATGACCTGATCGCCTTTATGGGCGACAAGTCATGTTCTGTTATTATCGACCCATCGGCAGCGTCGTTTATTGCAGAGCTTAGGAGCAGGGGACTATACGTGATCCCTGCCGATAACGAGGTTTTAGATGGCATCCGCAGGGTTTCCACTCTGCTTGCGCAGAGCGCGTTAATGGTATGCGATAGCTGCACAGGTTTAATCAAAGAGATGGGGTCGTATATCTGGGACGATAAAGCCGCCATGCGTGGCGAGGAAAAGCCGGTAAAGCAGCTTGATCACGGACCGGACGCCCTGAGATACTATATAAATTCTTTACCCGACTGGAGATTTGAGTAAGTGAGGTGATAAGATGTCGCGCCGGAATAAAAACAAAGACAAAGACAGCCAAAGCAAGGATATCGTGGCGGATGCGTTTTCTAATCCTCTTTTCCGCTTGGGTTTTGGGTCGCAATCCCCACTGGAGGCCACAGAATATCCGCTAACGCGTATGACCGATAACTACGCGCTGCTAAATAGCCTATATCGTGATAACTGGGTGGTACAAAACGTCGTGGGGATTATCCCAGATGATATGACCAAAAAGTGGTTTACGCTGACCGGCGGCATAACGCCAGAGCAGCAGCAGGACTTTAAGCGACTGGAGCGCAGGACCTGTCTGCAGGATAAGATCAACGAGGGACTGCGATGGGGCAGACTGTATGGCGGGGCAGCCGGACTGATCATGATCCGAGGCCACGAAAATATGCTTGATAAGCCTTTGGACGTTGACACGATCCTGCCCAACTCGTTTACTGGTCTTTACATCCTTGATCGGTGGTCAGGGATTACGCCGGATATCGAGCTGGTATCGGATATGTCTGATCCGGATTTTGGATTACCCAAATACTACACGATAAACAGCGGGGATGCGAATGGGATTGTGGCGCGCGTGCATCACTCCCGCCTGATAAGGTTTACTGGCCGCGATCTGCCGTATCTGGAAAAGATGGCAGAAATGTACTGGGGAGAGAGCGAGATCGAGAGCCTTTATGCCGATGTAGTCAAGCATGATAATGTATCAGCCAATATGGCTGCATTAACGTTTAGAGCAAATGTGGACACCATGGAAATCCAGAATCTGGAGCAGCTCTTTTCGCTGGCTCCGGAAGCGGCGCAGATGCGCTTTTGGAATATGATGCAGGCACAGAGTGTCGTCAAGTCAAATTTCGGCGTGCAGCTTGTCAATAAGGGCGATCAGATCAAAAACACACAGTACACTTTTACAGGTCTAAAAGAGGTCTACGAGAGCATGTGCCTTGATTTATCAGGCGCGTCCCGTATCCCAGTCACTAAGCTGTTCGGGCGGTCGCCTGCAGGATTAAACGCTACAGGAGACAGTGACCTGCAGAATTATTACGACTACGTGGACAGCCTGCGGGAGAGCAAGCTGCGGCAGATCATTTATAAGCTGCTGCCGGTTATGGCAATGTCAGCATGGGGCGCGGTGCCTGATGATCTGGATGTCACATTCCCGCCACTCTGGACGCCTACCGCAAAAGAGGTTGCGGATATTGCCAAACAAAAGACAGAGTCCATCATTGCGACATTCCAAGCAGGGTTGCTTGACCAGTCTACGGCGCAGCGGGAGCTCAAAAAGCTGACTGAGGAGACAGGACTATACAGCACTTTGGATGATGAGGTTATAAACGCAAACAGAGGCCGTACCTATCAGGATGTGACGGCTCTCAGAGATCCCTTTGTTGGTCTTGATTAGGAGGTGAGCGGCTATGCGGGCATTACAGAGAGCGCCAAACGCGGCGGAGGAGGAAAAGCTGAGACGCATTTTTTTAAAAGCCGAAACCGATATCATTAACGAGATCGGGAGATTGCGGACACTTGGACTTGTCGACTATCACGCTGTAGCCGCGCTAAATCGGGTACAGCGCATCTTGGAAAAGATGCAGACAGACTGCTGGGAGTACGTACCAAAGCTTGTCGAGAAGCAGTTTTATGTGCGGGTGCCGGAAGCGAGAAAGATCATAGAGCCGGCCGAAAAGCACATCGCCGGATACGCTGCGGCTGAGGCAATGACGGCAGAACAGCACGCGATCATTGAACGCCTGGTAACCAATCTGACCGGAGAGATTATGCAGGCATCAGCCACAGCATACGCCAGTCTGGAGTCAGCTCTGATCGGCGGCAGCGATGATACCGTGCAGCGCAGTGTTGGTTTGGAGATAGTGGCCAATATGGAGGCTACAGGCAGGAGCACAGCAAAAACCGTGCCAGATTATGTCAAACGCTTACTGGCGGAGGGCGTTACGGCTTTTATCGATAGATCCGGAAGACACTGGAGTCTGCACACCTACTGCACCATGGCCTGCCGGACCGTATCAAGACAGGCAGAGGTGCTGGCGGTACTTACGGCGGATACAGAGCATGATCTGTACAAGATAAGCGCGCACGGCACAACCTGTAAGGTATGCGCGCCCTTAGAGGGCAGGGTATACAGTAAAAGCGGCAATGATCCGGACTTCCCGCCATTGGCTGCGGCTTTTGGCAAAGTGGATATTACGGGACCGGATACGCTGGCAAACAGCTATCTAAACATCCATCCCAACTGCCTGCATGTGCTTATGCCCTGGACGGCTGACGATCTGAGCGACGAGGAGATACAGCGAGAAAAGGACTTTTCCAGTTTTAGCAAAAATCCGCCCGACGTGGACCCGCGATCGGCAAGACAGGTCAGCGTGTATCGGGCAAAAGAGCAGGCAAGATCAGATTGGCTGGGAGATTATAGACAATGGGAGCACTATAAGATGGTGTTGGGGTCAAAGATTCCAAGCTTTGAGACATTCCAGCGCCATAAGATGCGCGGTGACGATAAATATAAAAACTGGCAAAAAGATTACAAGGATGCTGGTACTAAGTAAAAAGCGAGGTGACGGATATTGCTGTATTACGGCACAGAGATTAGTCCCAACCAGACAGAGTCGGTGGAGGGATTTTTGATCTGCCGAAATGTGCCCATCGCCAGAATCGGCAAGATGGATTATCGGGCGTCCGATCTAAATTTAGACGGCGATCCAAACCGTATTATAACGGTGGACAGATACCCCGAGGATGTCTTTGAGGTGGCTGCGATCGCGTCGTTTGAGGGTAAGCCGGTAACTGACGGGCATCCGCCGGAGAGCGTCGATCCTGTTAATTATGGATTGTACGCCAAAGGACACGCCCAAAACGTAAGACGAGACGGCGATTATTTGATGGCTGATCTCTACATCAACGACTCAATCCTGATATCAGAAATCCAAAACGGTATCAAGAGAGAGGTATCGTGCGGGTACATGTGCCAATGGACCCCAGAGGGACAAGGTTACAGGCAAACGCAAATTAGAGGTAACCATGTGGCCGTTGTGCCAAAAGGCAGAGCCGGTCACGAGGTCTCAATAAAAGACGCTGCGAGCTCAGAGCAGCAAATACAAAAAGGAGGATCACACATGAGCGATTTTAAAAAAAGCTTGCTGCGGCTGTTTGGGATGGCCGCAAAGGATGCGGCACCGGAAGAACTGGAGGAGCTGACGACATCCACACTGGCAGCGCTGGACGCAGAACCCGCCGAAGGGGCGCTGGATGCGGAACCCGCAAAGGATGTGATGGTCGAGAGAGCGCCAAAAGGTGACGATCTGGGGAGTAAATTGGATGAGTTGATTAGTATGGTCAAGGAATTGGCCAAAAAGAACGACCGCGAGGAAAAGAAACTATCCGATGAGTCTGACATCGACGATCTGATCGAGCGGATGGAGGGCAAAAAGGAGACAGACGATAAAAAGTCTAAGACAGTGGAGGAGAAGGGCAAAGACTCATGCAGCGGCGCTGCAGACTCCGCGCCGATCGAGCTATTAAAGGCTCTGCGTCCTGCGGTGGCGGCCATCGAAAACAAGGACGAGAGAGCACGGGTAACAGATGCGCTGTTAAGCGCCTTTGGCAGCGACGGTCAGATGGGCAGCATCTTATCTGCCGCACAGGATGCCGCGACCAGAAACGGTCAAAAATCCGAGAAAAAAACATATGACCAAATCTGCGCGGATCAGAAATCGGCGTATGACGCTATGAATCCGCACAAGAACAAGGAGGGTAAATAGATGGCTGGATTAACAGTACAGAATATTGGATTAACAATGCCACACGGGCAGGCAGGCTCTTACGCCAGACAGCCTGATATGATCATCAACACACGCCCCGCCGGCGAGAATATCGTTTTTGGTATGCCTCTCGTTTATAACGATAACGGCGAGGTCGTAACTATGGGCGCAGGGGCAAGCGCGGATGATTTTGTCGGCGTGGCATCTCGCGAGATTAAAAGCTCCCTGTCCTATCTGGAGCAGACCGTAGGCACTTACTTTACCGGCGAGCCTACATCGGTATTCCAGCGCGGGTCGATTAACGTAAAATGCCAAAAGGGTGCGCCTAAATTGGGCGGCGATGTCTATGTGCGGATTGTGGCCAATGAGAGTTACCCAACTGCTATCGTAGGCGGATTTGAGGCAGAGGCCGACAGCACGGCGGCAAATACCGTTAAGCTGACCAACTGCCAATGGGCAGGGGATGCCGACGCAAACGGCATCGCAGAGTTAAGAATTTTGGTTATGAATAAAGCGTAAGGAGGATGACACATGTATAAAAATATGGGCACAACCAATGCCGGACCATTTGTCCTGCAGGGTTTAGGCGGATCGCCTAACGATTTAGTATTGGACGATGCAGGGATTGCATCCGGCGGCGCGTTTTTGGTATCAGAACTGGAAAAGCGTGATCCGATGATCCGCAAGCCGCTAACCAGCGTGACCTATCCCCGCGATATCGTCATCAAGACAGGCGGTGGATGGGTAGACTTTACATCGGCCATGGGCGTAGCTTATGGCATCACAGGCGGCTCTACAAACGGCCCTGTACACGCCGGCGGCGCTAACGGCGTGCCGATCGTACAGGCAGACGTTAATAAGGGCGTATATAAAACGCATATCTTTGCAGCTGCTCTGCGCGTGATGTTTGTAGATATGCAGCGAGCCAATTACATCGGCCGCAGTCTGGATCAGCTGCTGCAGGACGGCGTGCGGATGACCTTTGATAAGCATCAGGATGCAAACGTATATGTCGGACTGAGCGACTACAACACAACCGGCCTGATTAATAATCCGGATGTCGTGGAAACAGTGGTAGCCAATAACGGGGCCACTACAAACGCGTCTACCAAGTGGGCAGACAAGACCCCTCAGCAGATTTTAAACGACATTAACACGGCCATTTCTGCAGCTTGGGCGGCTGCGGAATACGATGCAGACGCTATGCCTAACCACATCCTGCTGCCGTATGAGCAGTATGTGTATCTCATGAATACCATGGTTACAGACCTGGCGACCGAAACGATCTTAGACTTTGTGCTTAAAAATAACGTGGCATCTAAAAATGGCCGGTCGCTGTATGTGGGTGCAACCAGATGGTGCAAAGGAGCCGGCACAGGCGGAACAGACCGCATGGTTGTTTATACCAATCACGAGAGATTTTTAGCGATTGAGGAACTGGTACCATTATCCCGCATTATGTCCGGCCCTAACGTGGCTAATGTGTGCTACGATACAGCCTACATGGCTAATCTGTCTGAGGTAGAGATGTATTACCCTCAAACGGTGTCTTATTGGGATGGTATCTAAGATCGGAGGTATATCATGATTATTGTGGCTAATCGCAACATCATCATCCCGTCTACGGACGGGTCAAAGGCGTATCCGGTCAGTCGTGGGTATATCGGTCCTGTACCAGACTGGGTAACAGATACGGACTACTTTAAGGCTCTGGTCAAAGACGGCAAGATCGCCGTCTCCGAGACCAAAAAGGATAAAGACATCGCGGATGCAGAGCAGACAGAGGTACTTGACAGAGCGCAGAATCGCGATGCTGAGCCAGCAGAAGTGCCAGACGAGGACGCAGAAACCGCTAAAAAACGGACAGTGCGCAAAAGCAGATAGGAGGTGAGCGCATGTATTGGTGGGGTAAACCGCAGTTTTTTGGAGTAAGAGCGGCGGCATCCAACATTGGACGCAAGCGCGGAAACTATACGGCAGAGATGTTTGCTGAAGATTTCCCACAGTTTTTTGATGCCGATGGTAAGAGCGTGGTGCCGGAGGGCGTGCTGCAGATGTTTATTGACCGCGCTAATGAGTCTGTACAAGTAGACCGGTGGCAAAGCGGATGGAGATATGCAGCAGGATTGTATGTCGCCCACTACCTGACCATGTACATGCGCACATACGCTCCATCGGCATCAGGTCCTGATCAGGCTGCCGCTACGGGAGCGTTGCAGGGCGTAGTAAAGTCTGCCAGACTGGGCGATACCAGTATTACTTACGATACCGATGCGCTGACCAAAGCGACCGAGGGATGGGGCAGCTTAAATGCTACCGTCTATGGTCAAATGCTGGCATCTGAGGCTCGCTTGATGGGTCTTGGTGGCACATACGTAATCTAGGAGGTGGCGGCATGAATTTTATCGACTGGTATACAGACCGGATGGACGTCTGGCGCGTAGTGGCGGTCGAGTCAGATAACCTGACCAGGCATACACGCATCCAGATGTATGCAGGAATCCCTTGTCGGGTGTACACGACCGGCGCTGAGCGGATTAACATGCAGCGTACAGCTGCAGAAGCTGTGCAGGACATCAAGCTCGCCTGTTCTAACGATATCGACATCCGGATCGGCGATGAGGTGCTCATCACGCGCGGAGGCGGTCTTGGAAAGGAGAATGAGCCAACGCGGGCATTTGTGGCAGACGCTCATCAGTTTTATGAGCCATTTGGCGCTGCAATCCCCGGACTTGCCCATCAGGAGATACGACTGCAGATGCAGGAGCGGGTGGACTGATGGCAGATTACACGCTGAGAAGCCGCGCGAGAAGACTGCGGGAAGTCGTATCTGATCTGGACAGCACACTGCGGGATGCCAGCAAGACGGCAACTATCAGAGCCGTGGAAAAGGCAGCGGAAAAAACGCCGCCAACTATGGACGATCTGAGAGGCACCAACACGCGCACCGGAAGCCTTAAACAGCACTGGGCGACGGACAGCGAGATCAACCCGACAGTGATTGCAGGGTCATATAGGACCACATTAAAAAACAATATGGAGTACGCGTCCTATGTCAACGACGGCCACAGGATGGATCGGCACTTTGTGCCGGGTCTTTACGTCAATCCATATTCGGGCGTGCTGGAGTATGATCCGGCCAGAGATGTGGGATTAGTGGTCGGGACTCGGATCACATATATCCCCGGCATCTTTATGACCGACGATGCCATAGACGCATGGCGGCTGGCGATTGGCCGCCGGATAGATCGTATCATCAGGGAGGCAGGCCGATGAATTTAACAACTACAACGGTAGCCAGATCATTGGCTGCCTATCTTGCTCCTCATTTTCCCGACATCACCTTTTACGAGGACCCCAATCAGCAAAAGACGATAACTCCCTGCATGTTTTTACAGCAGAGAGGGTCTAAGATCGATCGGGAGACTGGTGGGTACTGGATGCGCACAATCCGGTTTGATCTGGTGTATATCGTAGACTACAATCTGCCGAATATGCAGGAGCTCTACGTAAAAGCGCTGGAGATGCTGGATTTGGCGCTGAAAGTATTCCCGTATACGGATGGCGAGTCTACCCATCTCCATCTGATCCGAACATATCAGAGAGAGGGGACCATCGATCTTGACGCGCTGCATTATAAATTTGAGCTCAGGGAACGGGTATCAATCCCTGAAAACGCGGTAAAAATGCGGGAAATTGAGGAGTACAGCGAGGAGGTTAATCAATGGGAATAGACGGCACAGGCAAGAAATTTGCACGAGATGCTCTGCTAAAGAGCAAACGATTTTCCCGCGTGCAGCAGGATTTTTTGGCGGCGATCCTCGCCGATGACTTTTACACCATCGCAGAGGCTGAAACTGCTGTTAATAAAGCGATGGGCACAAAACTAACAGGAGGTGATCGACATGGCGGGCGGAACTTGGACGACACAAAATAAGGTTAGACCAGGCGTCTATATTAGATTTAAGTCGGCGGCAGGATTAGGACTTACCGTAGGCGACAGGGGCAAGGTAGCAATATGCGAGCCGCTTAGCTGGGGCCCTGTAGGTCAGGTTATGACTGTAGAATTGGGAGCTGATACAACACCGTTTATCGGGTATGACCTGACAAACACAAAAGCCATGTTTTTGAGAGAGATATTTAAGGGCACAAACCGCACAAGCGCGCCCAACACAGTGTACTTATACCGACCGAGCGCGGACAGCTCTGTGCAGGCAAGCGCAACCATAGCGCCTTTGACCGTAAAAGCGCTGTATCCGGGCGTGAGAGGTAACGATATCAGTATCGTAATCACAGAGGATGCCGATACAGAGGGGCAGTTTACGGTCAATACTGTTGTAGACGGCAGCATCGTCGACAGCCAGATCGCAAAGACCGTAGGCGATCTGGTCAATAACAGCTGGGTGGATTTTAGTGGTACCGGTAATCTGGCATCTACAGCAGGAACAACTCTGACCGGCGGTGAGGATGGAACGGTACAAAGCGCAGCTTACAGCGCCTTTTTGAGCGTGATAGAGGCTTACGACTTCGATACCTTAATTTATGACGGCGATGACAGCGTAGTACTAACGGCTATGCAGTCGTTTGTCAAGCGGCTGGCTGACGATAACGGGCAATACTGCCAGCTGGTAGCGGCTAATGTTACCAATCCAGACAGCAGATTTGTGATCAACGTAAGCAGCGGCGTTACCCTCGATGACGGTACGGTGCTAACACCGCAACAAACTTGCTGGTGGGTAGGTGGAGCAGAGGCTGGTGCAAAATACAACGAGTCCTTGACCTATGCGTCTTATCCCGGCGCAGTTGATGCGTCGCCCGTGCGGACTAACAATCAGGTGATCGCGTCTCTAAATGCTGGGCAGCTGGTATTGTTTGCGGAAAATAGTGTAGTAAAGGTGGAGCAGGACATTAACAGCTTAGTGACCTATACGCCTGATATCGGTAAGGTTTACCGTAAAAACCGCGTAATGCGGCTGTGCAACACGATAGCTAACGATGTATACGAGCAGTTTAGCCAAAACTTTGTCGGCGTGGTCAATAACAACACAGACGGGCGTATGCGGTTTAAGTCTGCCATTGTTGGCTATCTGTTGGAGCTGCAGGACGCGCAGGCAATACAGAATTTTGAGACCGACGACGTAGAGGTACTGCCAGGAGCGGAGATTGATGCTATTATCGTCAACGTCGCAATCCAAGCAGTAGACAGCGTGGAAAAAGTCTATATGACAGTCACAGTAGGATAAGGAGGTGCCAATATGTTTTTATTGTCCAGAGATACCGTAAACGGGGCGGAGGGCAAGATCATCGTTACCGTTAACGGTAAGCAGACTGAGATCGCAGGGATGCGCAACATCACAACCAACGCTGAAATACAGGGACAGGATATGCGCGTGATTGGTACGCGCGTTATACAAAACAAGCCTAACGGGGCAAAGCAGACCGGCACCGGTAACATTTACTACGGGTCGAATATCTTTTTGGATATGGTGCTGGAGTATATTAACACCGGACATATGCCGGAGTTTGACATACAGATCAGCAACACTGACCCGACTACATCGATCGGATCACAGGTCATGGCTTTTTACGGTTGCCAGCTTACCGGCACGATCCCTCTGTCGGTGTTAAACAATGAGGAGTCAATGCTAAATTACGATTTTAATTTTACGTTTACAAGAGTGGCCAGACTGGCATCCTTTACGGAGCCATCCAGCTATGGCAGCTAAGGAGGTTTAAGAAATGGACTTGTATGCTTTTTTAAATCCGGTGCAGCCGGAAGAGGAAAAAGAGATTATCGTATCTGATCGCTTTAGGGATCGGGATGGCAACGTGATACCGTTTAAGATCAGATCGCTGTCCCAGAACGAGCTCGACGATATTGTACGCCGGAGTCGTAAAGTAAAGATGATAAAGGGGCAGAGAGTCGAAAGCGTCGATCCGCTGGAAGTGTCAAATCGGATCGTGGTAGCTGCCACTATCCAGCCGCCTTTTGACGATAAAACATTATGCGATCATTATGGCGTGTTGGACCCCGTCAGCGTACCTGGAAAAATGCTGCGCCCAGGCGAGTTTAATAAGCTGCTGGATGCGATATCGGCACTGTCTGGCTACGATGAGGACGCAATTGAGCGGACGGAAGAAGACGTAAAAAACTCTTAACGGCTGATCCAGATACGCGAATTGCATTTTACTGCTTTGCCAATCTGGGTTGGCCGCCCAGTAAATATGCCAACATGAGCAGCAGGGAAAAGCTCCTGATCGCTCATTTTGTCGCAGAAGACATGGAGATACGCAAGCGGGATTGGACGGTGAGGTAAATGGCGCGTATCGTGGAGGAATTGGTATTACGAGATGGGTTTACGGGCACATACCGCAACTATTTAGGATACACCGAGCAAGCCGAACGGTCTACCAACCGCTTGATGGACAGCATCCGCAATCTGGCCGGAGCCTATATAGGACTGCAGGGCGTGCATGGTCTGGTCCGTATGTCCGATACGTTTACGCAGACTACGGCGAGGCTCGATTTGATGAATGACGGCTTACAGACCACGGCAGAACTGAATCAGATGATCTACGAGTCTGCACAGAGGGCGCGTGGGTCGTATGCCGATACTGCGGCTATGGTCGCCAAATTGGGGACTCTGGCCGGAGATGCCTTTGGCAGCAGCGCAGAGATCGTCGCCTTTGCCGAGCAGCTCAATAAGCAGATGGTCTTATCCGGTACTGGCAAAATGGAGGGCGACGCTGCTATGCTGCAGTTGACGCAGGGTCTGGCCTCAGGAACGCTGCGCGGCGAGGAGCTAAACAGCGTACTGGAACAAACACCACTGATCGCCCAAACCATCGCCAAGTATATGGGCGTTAATATAGCCGAGATGCGGGAGCTTGCGTCCGATGGTATGGTTACCGCCGAGATTGTTAAAAATGCGATGTTTGCGGCTGCCGACGAGACTAATAAAAAATTTGAGCGGATGCCTATGACGTGGTCACAGGTATGGACAAGCTTTGCCAATACGGCGCTGATGTACAGTCGCCCCATCCTGCAGGTCATATCATGGCTTGCTAATAATATAGCGATCATCGGTCCGCTGGTACTGGCGGCCGGCGGTGCCTTTACGGTATTCCAGCTGGCGGCAAATTACACGCGCATAGCGGCAGCGGTGACGGCGGGATATAACTTTGTGATCAATCTACTGTCAATTGGCTTTGGGGTGTTAACGGGTAACACGGCCGCTGCATCGGCGGCCATGTACACTTTTAACAGCGCTATGCTGGCTAATCCGGTTACGTGGGTTACGATGGGCATCATGCTGCTCGTAGGCGCTCTGTATGCCGGTGTCGCCGCATGGAATCACTTTACTGGTGCAAGCCTATCGGCTACAGGCATCATTGTCGGGGCGGTATTCATGGCAGCGGCGCTGATCGGTAACATCTTAATCGGCACCCTAAATGGCATGATACAGGCCATCTGGTCTGTATTTGTAACACCGTTTATCGGTATCGTCGAGTGGGTGCTTAACGTCGCTAATGGCGGTTTTAATTCTTTTGGCGCGGCGGTCGCCAATCTGATCGGGCAGATTATATCTTGGTTTTTGGACCTAGGCAAAGTAGTAACAAAGATCATCGATGCGATCTTTGGAACAAATTGGACAGCCGGACTTAACAGCCTGCAGAACAACGTGATCGCATGGGGTAAAAACGATAACGCCATTACTCTTGATCGTCAGGCGCTGGCCGTTGATCATCGGTTTTCCTACAGCGGCGCATACGACTGGGGATATCAAAAAGGGTCTAACCTATTTAGCGGATCGAGCGCTTTCGGCGAGGCTAACTATGCCGCCTTGCTAAATAACGACGCTCTTGACAGCATCGATGCCAACACCAAGGCAATCAAAAAGGCTGTCGATCTGTCTAACGAGGATTTAAAATCCTTTATTGATCTGGCTACGCGCAAATATGTAAACAACATCAACCTGACTGCTCAGTCGCCGGTAATCACGGTTAATGGCCAAAATACAGGCAACTCTGATGCGGACCGCAAAGCGCTGGCAGACACGCTGCGGGATATGCTGATCGAGCAATCGGCGTCAGCATCAATCAGGTCCATATCCAGAGTCACGTAATGCGGGAGGTTAGGGCATGGCAAATAATTACGGTCTATTTTTTACAAACAAAAATACAGGCTCTGTCATTCGTTTGCCGGTCAATCCGGAGAGCCTGCCCGCATCACGGGAAACGGCTAATGACGACCTAAACGTGCTAGGTATCGGTCCGATTATGGTGCCACGGATACCAGAGCTAAAAAAGGTAGAGATCGCAAGCTATTTCCCCGGCAGAGCGGACCTTTTAACACTGACATCGGGCGGATTCCGGCCGCCGTCTTTTTACATCAGCTTTTTTGAGACGGCGATGATCAATAAGGAGATACTGACCTATACGCCTGTCAGATACTACGAGGATGGCGAGCAGTACCTTTTGGATGATAACGGCTACGATGTGCTGGTCACAGGATTTGAGTATGAGGAGCGCGGCGCAGAAACCGGTGATTTTTATTATACCCTTAACATATCTGAGTATCGGGATTACACACCGGCTAAGATGCAGCTGCAGTCGGGGAGCAATCAGACAGGAGGAGCCGCTGTAGCGACCACAGAGCCTACGCGCAGCATACCTAAAAATCAGCTTGTTGTGGGATCGGTGGTCATCGCCAATAGCAAGTATTACGCGTCCAGTAACGGTGATGAGCCGCATGGAAACGGCAACGGCAGACGCTGCAAGGTATCTCGCATTGAGGCATCGCGGTCGTATCCCGTACACATCACGGATGAGTCTGGCGGCGCTCTAGGTTGGATCAAAAAAGACTCCCTGCAGGTGGTGGATGACGAGTGAGGACCGAATTACTGATCGCGGAAAAACGTACCGGCAAGATGTGGGAATGTTCCAGCGTCGTAAAAAGCGCTACATACACCACAAACAGAGCCGACAGTCCGGGGACATTTAAATTTACGATACTCAAAGCTGGCGATATATCCTTTGTGGAAGGAGACATCGTACGCTTTAGCGTAGACGGGCAGCTGATCTTTTATGGATGGGTGTTTACCAAGGTAAAAGACCGCTGGGGCATCATCGACGTGACCTGTTATGACAGGCTGCGATATCTCAAGGCGACAGCATCATACTCTTTTTACGGCCAGAGTGCCAGCGACATCATCCGGCAGATCGCAGAGGACTGCCAGCTGGATGTCAGCACGCTCGCAGATACTGGTTATAAGTTGCCATCTCTCATAGCGCCAGAGCAAACCTATATCGACATCATACAGGACGCTTTGGATCAGACGCTGCTTAATACAGGCAAGCTGTATATCTTTTTTGATGATGGCAATGGACTGTCTCTCGTGGAGTCTGGGGACATGGTGATCGATACCGTGATCGGCGATAAGTCGCTGGTAACAGATTACAGCTATAAGACCGACATCGATGATCAAACCTACAACTCCATTAAGCTTGTAAAGCCTAATGAGGAGACAGGAAAAGCAGAGGTCTACATTGCTGAGGACAGCGCAAATATAGAGCGGTGGGGATTACTACAGCTCTATCAGAGCGTGAATGATGATAAAAATCCGGCGCAGCTTAAAGCGCAGGCCGAGGCTACGCTAAAATACTACAATCGACGTATGCGCACCTTAAAGATCGAGTCTTTAGGCGTGATCGGTATAAGAGCGGGGCAGATGATACTGGCCAAAATCAAGGGATTGGGCGATATCAGCCTTGATCAATACGTGCTGCTGGAGAGGGTAGTACATACGTTTGAGAATGACAAGCATACAATGGAGCTGGAGTTATACAGCTTTTAGGAGGTGGATCACGGTGGAAATGATCGATGCGCTGCATCAGGTGATACAGGAATCACTAAAATCAGCGCGGCTGTGCGATATGGAGATTGGTACGGTGACGGCTATAAATCCGCTGGAGATATCGGTTAATAACATGCAGCAGCCGCTCAAGCAGCCGGTGCTAATGTTGACATCAGCGGTGGTGGAAAGAAAGATACCAATACTTGATCATATCCATCACATCGACAGCCTGACGCATAACCATGCGGGAGGCGTAAACGCCCTGACAGAGTCCTACCCGACGCTTAAATCACTGGTGTCCTCCGGCGCAAACAGTGACCAGAGCCAGAATATCATATGCTATGAGCATGGCAAGCCTCTGCCCGTTAAAGATGGCTTTATTATCCTTAATCCAGCCTTGGGCGTGGGCGATAAGGTGCTGCTGCTGAGCGTGCAGCACGGGCAAAAATATATCATTCTGTCGCGCATTTTTGCATTCGAGGGGTGAGTATATGGCGATATTACCGCAAACAAATATAGACCTCTCTCAGGGCGTAATATTCCAAGAGTGGCCGACACGCACCTATTATGTAGATCAGACTACAAAAAGGATCGTCGGGATGACAGACGGACAGCAGGCCATGCGGCAGGCTGTTGAGATCATCCTAAACATCGAGCGGTTTTACTGGCAGATTTACAGTCCGTATTTTGGGATGCAGTGGGACGGCCTAATCGGACAGAGTCCGGGGTATGTGGCCAGCGAGATACAGCGCAGATTAAAGGATGCGTTTAGCACTGATGACCGCATCTTAGGGATATCCGATTTTACCTATACGTCAGATGACGAGTCTTTGTCTGCATCGTTTACGGTCAATACTGTATACGGATCGGTAGACCAAACATTAGAGATTACGATTTAGAGGAGGTGGGCATATGCTTGATTTTACGCAGGATACATACAGGGTACTCCTGCAGAAGATGCTAGATCGTGTCCCAAACGATATTGATAAGCGAGAGGGGAGCCTGATACAAACGGCTCTGGGTCCGGCTGCTTATGCGCTGGAAGCCTTTTATCTGTCGCTTAATCAGGTGCAGCTATCAGCTTTTATCCAGACTGGATCAGGGCAGGCGTTGGATTATCTGTCTGTCTTGGGCGGCATTAGCCGATACCCTGCAAGCGCCGCCGTTAGGCTGGGCATTTTTAATACAGCCGTACCGATCGGGGCAAGATTCTCAACGATTAACGGCTCCGACAGTATCAATTTTATCGTCACAGCGGCCACGGAAACGCCTAATCAGTATCAGTTAAAGGCTGAGACGGCAGGGACCATTGGAAACGCGTATTCTGGCAGCATCCTGCCTATAACTTACGTCGAGGGACTGACCTCTGCCCAGATCACGGACATCCTTGTGCCCGGGGATGATGAGGAGTCGGATGACGAGCTGCGGGAGCGGCTAATCACAGCGCTAAATGAGCGTCCGTTTGGCGGTAACGTCGCGGCCTACAGAACAGAGATCATGGATATCGATGGGGTCGGCGCCGTACAGGTTTATCCGACGTGGAATGGCGGCGGCACGGTCAAATGCTCCATTTTAGGCGCAGACTACCTGCCGGCATCAGAAACGCTGGTTGCGAACGTACAAAATGCCATCGATCCGCCGCCCAATCAGGGATTAGGTCTTGGTATGGCTCCCATCGGGGCAAAGGTAACCGTAACGGCTCCTGATACGGTTACGGTTAATGTATCGGCGGATATCACGCTCGCGGCGGGTTACGATATCGGGCAAATACAGCCTGCTGTTGAGGCGGCTTTGGAATCCTATTTACTGGGTATCCGCAAAGAATGGGGCACTCCGACAGCATCTGGCGGTGTCGATTACAATTCCGACGTGTATGTGGCGCAGGTAGTGGCGGCGGTGATTGGCGTATCTGGTGTACTTAACGTAGCCAATACACAGCTTAACGGTAATGCGGCAGATATCAATTTGACAGAGACTGGGCAGCTGCAACAGGTGCCCGTACTGGGGACGGTGACGCTAAATGTGGGGAATTAATGCCAACGTGTGCGAATACCTACCGGACTGGTTTAAGGACATCATAGATATGCAGGCCATATGCCAGACAGAATCCGCCCAATTTGAATTACTGACAGACGCGATGGGACGGGTGGCCGACAACTTTTATTTCCAGACAATGGGAACAGAGGCCGTAAATACGTGGGAGAGGATTTTTGATATCACGCCTAATCCCAGTAAAGAGTCCTTGGAGTTCCGCAGGCAGCGCCTATTAAATCGTATGTCGACCAGACCGCCTTATACATTAGGGTTTTTATACCAAAAGCTTGATCAGATTATCGGCAAAGGCAAATGGTCCGTATATGTCGATTATCCAAATTATACGCTCTACATCGAGAGCAGCAGCACAGATCAGCAGTGGGCGATAGAGCTATCGTACACGATTGACAAGATCAAGCCTGCGCATATCGTGTACATCAACCGACCGCTAACCGTTGATCGGCTCGTGATTAACGAGTCTGTAGAACTATCATCGCTGATCTGGAATTACAACTTAGGCTCGTGGGGATTAGGATTAAATCCCTTTGCTACAACAGAGACAAAGGAGGTGGTGGTCGTGCCTGCAGCAGACAGCATACAGGATGCACTGCTAAACGATATAGCAGCATTTGTGAGCAGCGACGTGGCAAGCGCCAGAGTCAACGGGTCTATCGCTATCACAAATCTGGCTAAATCGTCTGATGATAACGTGGCGATTATAACGTATACGGTAACCGCCGCGCAGACAGCGCTTGTTACGCAAATTGAGCTGCTTAACAGTAGCGGAGAGGTGTTGACGACATCTCCGGTGTACGTCCCAATCACAGACGACACACTATTTACTCACAAATTACCAATCAAGGAGGCAACAGAATGACTTTACCGGCAGACTTGCCAGAAAACTGGCAACAGGGACAGACCATCAGTCCCAATGGGACAGAGGTAGGATTGAGCGAACAGCATGGCTACAACTATCTTATGCGGCAAGTAAACGCCGCACAGACGGCCATAAACACGCAGGAGATATCCATGGATGGCGTTAATCAGACAGTTGATGAGATCAACAGCAAGATCGGCTCGTCGGGCGATGCGTCATCGCTGGCCAGCGTTTTTGCAAAGCTTAACAGCCTGATCGCCACTCTGGGTGATCACGTGGCGGCATGGACAGCGGCACGGGCAGCAAAAATGGATAATCTGGACGCTAAGATCAGCACCAGAGCGCCAGCAAATACTGCGCTATCTAACGCAGTATGGACAAATACCCGCGCCGGATATCTGGATAAGTTAAACAGCGGTGTGCCAATCACATCAATGCCGTCAGTGATCAAATCGGTACAGCGCGGTATCATTACGATTCCCAGTGAAAGCAAAGAGGCATCGGCGACGCTGACGCAATCCGTTAACTTAAATAAAGCAGTCGTATTGTATGGTGGCTCCATCTACGACGGCAGCACCAGCCTCTACTACGACTACCCTGGCTATTGGGATGCGCGGCTTGTTTTGGCAGCAGCTAATAAGGTCACTGTCACTCGCGCATACGCCTCTAGTTACACAGCAACAGTACCGTACCAAGTGCTGGAGTTTGCATAATTGTTAAAATTTGTATAACTAATCATGGGCGTTAATCTGGATCAATCCTAATAGTTAGGAGTCGGATACTATGCATGCCCTTATGGGCCCCTGTGTGGCTCCATCAACGACGGCAACAACAGCAACAACAACGACAACCCTGGCAATTGGGATGCGCGACTTTATGCTTAATTTTATAAAAGTAGTCTGGTAACGGACGAAATGCTGCATGGGCATTTACCATTAAATAAGCAGCTGGAAAAACAACAAAAAAAAAGTAAACAAGGAGATTAGCGCCCTCCTGCAAAAGGTAAACAACGATTGCTGATGCCGCTTGGTCGTGACCAATCGTGGCTAACCACAGCATGATATCTTTAGTAAGGGATGTAAAAAATGACAACACCAACCTATAAGCGGCATCCGGCAAAGCTGGATGCGCTGAAATTAACAAAAATTTTAGAAACGTACACAATTAAAAAAGTTTGCAACGATAAGTATTTTAGCAAAAAGAAATACCGACGGTTTTTATCCATGGAACTGATTAACCTGACCAAAGACTGCTATACTTGCCTTGTAAAAGCCTATCACTGTCCGGATGAGGATAAGGCGATGAACTACAAGCAGGACGCGCTGCTGTGCATTAGCGCATTTATGGCGCAGCTGGATGTAGCCAATAATCTGTACGATACGCCAATCCCGAATATCGAGTACTGGGCAGAG